AGTGTCATCTACTTTAGGAGTGCTGAAAGATATGACAACATAAGGGGTATGACATTAGACTACGCCATCATAGATGAGGCAGCATTCATTAAAGACGATGCTTGGAGCGAGGCTATCAAGCCAACTCTACTTGTAAGAGGTAAGAAGGTACTCTTCATCTCTACACCTAAAGGTAAGAATTGGTTCTACGAGTTATTCCAATATGGGCAGAGTGATGACTACCCTAACTACAAATCATACAAGGGCAGTTCATACGACACACCCTTTATCTCAATGGAAGAGATAGACGATGCCAAGAGAACAGTTCCAGAGCTTATATTTAAGCAAGAGTATTTAGCAGAGTTCATAGATGGTGGTGGTGAGGTCTTCGCTAATATAGACCAATGTACATTCCCTGCATACCCTAAACCACAGGGTAAGGTATTCGCAGGATTGGATATAGGTAAGCAAGAGGACTACACAGTCCTTACCCTAATGGATTCTAAAGGTAGGGTTGTAGACATCTATAGAGACAATAAGAACCAATGGTCAGTAATGATTGCAGAGGTAGTGAAGAGGGTGAGGCAGTTCAATGCCTCGTTAATGGTTGAGGTGAATGGTGTAGGTGACCCTATCTTTGAGCAGATAAAGAGTCAGTATGCAAACACCCATCCATTCGTTACTACGAACAAAAGCAAGAACGAAATCATAGAGGGGCTTATATTGGACTTTAATGAGGTGAGTGTACACATACCATCAAAAGAACTATTCAGTCCCTTATATAGCGAGTTAAGCTACTTCACATACGAGTATAGCCCAAAGACACGAAGCATTAGATACGGACACCCTACAGGATTACACGATGACACAGTCATAAGCCTGTCATTATGCAACTACAATAGAAAGAAGAACAAGACATATGGCACATACGCAGTTAGGTAAGGAGGTCACTATTAAGTTACCAGAGAGTGCAAGGGAACTAACTATAGAGCAGTACCAAAAGTTCCTCAAGGTTGAAGGAGATGAGACCTTTACAATGCTAAAGGCATTAGAGATATTCGCTAACATACCTCTCAAGGTAGCCTATGCTATGAAGGCAGATGACATAATGGGTATAGGTAACGACATCTTCACTATGATAAGTGCCAAGCACCCACTCACAAGAAGACTAACCTTTAGAGGCAGAGAGTATGGGTTTGTTCCTAATCTGGAAGAGATGAGCTTTGGCGAGTACATAGACTTGGATACCTACCTTGCTGATATGGATATGTTGCATAAGACTATTGGGGTCTTGTATAGACCCATAACGAAACATAAGGGAGACTTGTATGAGGTAGAACCTTACAATGGTACTGATGGATATTCAGACTTTCCTTTAGATGTTGCATTAGGTGCAACGCTTTTTTTTTATCGTTTAAGCAACAAGTTATTGAAGAGTACCCCGACCTCTTCACAGGAGGAGAAACCACAGACCTTTCAGCCTCCGCTAACTTTTCAAGGAAGTGGGGATGGTATGGAAGCGTAGACCACCTTGCAGGAGGAGATGCATCAAGATATGATTCTATAACTAACCTACCTTTGAGGCAATGTCTTACCAAACTCATATACGACAAGGAGAAAGCAGATGTAGAAAGAAAGATGCTTAAACACTAACTCAAAGAGGTGGTTAACTTATTATGAGTTTCTACGATATAACAACCAAGATAAGAGAACACCTCATTGCTAACAAGCAGGTGAACACCGTTACAGAAGGTGACATCTTTGAGGTAGACCTCAACAAGCAGACTATATTCCCTTTGTCACATATTATGATAAATAGTGTGACCTTCAATGACATTGGCATAACCTACTCTATGAGCATCCTGTTTATGGATGTAGCAGATGTGAGTAAGGAAGACCCAAGAGATGAAGCAGAAATATTCTATGGGGTAGATAACAGACAAGACATTCTAAACACCCAACTCCTTACGGCTAATGATTTAGTAAGCCAACTAAAGAGAGGTGACTTAATGCAAGACAAATACCAACTCAATGGTACACCAAGTTGTGAGCCTTTTGAGGATAGGTTTGAGAATCTATTGGTAGGTTGGAATCTAACCTTGTCTATAGACATTGCTAATACAATTACCACTTGTCCGTAGTAACTGAAAATACAGAGAGAGTCTTACGGCAATTTGCCGAGAGGGTAATCAAAGCAGCGAGACTTAATCTTGGTGCTACTCGTACTATCACTTATAATGATGGTAAGAAAAAGAGACGAAGACAAGTAAGCTCTGGAAAGTTAAAGGATAGTTTAGACTACTCAATCACTACAGGAGTACACCTACTTATGTCTTTCACTATGGAGGACTATGGTAAGTATATTGATGAGGGGGTAGATGGTACGAAGTACAAAGTGCCTAATGGAAGTAGATTTGGTTTTGATGGTAAGCAACCTCCAAAGAGTTCTATAAGAACTTGGATGGCTCAAAAGAGAGTAAAGGCAAGAGACCTAAAGACCAAGAGTTTTGTGAAGCAGACAGAGGCGAACCTTGACAGGGCAGCCTTCCTAATATCAAGAAGTATTAAACAACGAGGGATTCCAAAGAGTGAGTTCTTTCAAGCACCATTTAGATTAGAGTATGAGAAGCTACCTCAAGAGGTACTCAAAGCAGTCTCTATGGATGTAGATGAATTTTTGAAATTTACCAAGCGATGAGTATAATCACACCAACAAGTTTAGTAGGAGCAAGAAGCCCAATATATGTTACGGCAGGGTATTCTGCCCTTGCTTCATCTCTAACAGATGTAGAGTTTGAAGTATACATATGGGAGGGGTCAAGGTCTTCCAGACCTGCCTCTGCACAATACACTTTATTTAGAGACATCTTTGCAGGAACTGATGTATCCTTTGACCTTGCTCCTATGGTACAAGAGTACCTATCTAATGCTTACAAGAACCTTGATGGTACAACTGTAGCCTTCGCACCTAATGGTAGTGTAGTATGGGTACAGATAGATTACACAATCAACTACCAAAACAAAGCAGACCCACCTGTAACGGTTAATGTCACAGGAAGCTCGGATATCTTTGAGGCAAGTAATGGCTACCACATATTTATTGAGGCAGCAAACAAAGAGGTGAACAAAGGATTCGCAAGTGTAAATGCAGTTAAATACATTAAGGACTCTGGTAATGAGGTCGTGCCTGTATATCTCGGTAAGTGGGGTGAGGGCTATGATATCTATTGGGCATATAAGGATAGAGTTATTGCAGATGGTGGTACTGTTGAGGGAGGAAGTGCTTGTGCAAATATCGGTTTACACAAAGTAGAGTATTTAGGGGATAGTGGCTACAATGTAGACTTACCTATTACTGAAGCACAACTACAAGGGCTACAAGCAGAGGAGAGAGTGATGCTACTACCTTGTGGTGTTACCAACCTTACTACTTGGTTAGGTAGTGTAGGTGAGCCATTGACCTATGTAAATTACTACGACCTTAACCTAAAGGACAAGGATGGTACGACATTAGACACTCGTAGATTCTACCCAACTTGTGAGAGCAAGTATTCACCAAGCGTTATGCAGTTCGTAAACAAGAATGGTGTATGGGAGAGTGTTACCTTCTTTAAAAGAAGTGACTCTACAATAAGCACAACTACGAATGAGTACAGAAAGTCTTTAGGTAGTAGTGGTTCTACAGGGTTCACCTACGACACGACTGCTCACAAGTACCAACGCATAAACACCAATGGTAGAAAACGCTTCACCCTCAACACAGGTTGGGTAGGTGAGGACTACGATACTATTATGGAGCAGATGTTAATGAGTGAGCGTGTGATGTTAGATGGTCTACCTGTCAATGTTACTACCAACTCATTGAACTTACAGAAGTCAGTTAATGATAAAATGATTAACTACATCATTGAGGTAGAAGAAGCATTTGACACAAGGTATGTATAGAGTAAACCTTTACATTGATGGTCAAAGAGGTGACCTATTCCAAGAGGAGAGTATAGAGATAAACTTGAGTGTACAGAACATTAAGGACATCTCAAAGGTCTTTGGTGACTTCACCAATAGCTTTACTATACCTGCATCTCCTACGAACAATGCAATCTTTAAGCACTACTATAATGTAGACATCTATGGTGGGTTCAATGCTAATGTGAGAGTAGACTCTTTCATAGAGGTGAACAACAACTTATTTAGAACAGGTGTATTAGAGTTGGAGAGTGTACAAATCAAGGATAGTCAACCCTATGCATATCAAGTAGGGTTCTATAGTAATGTCACTTCCTTGAAGGATACCTTTGGTGAGGATAAACTTAACGACCTTGACCTATCAGCTCAAGACCATACCTACAATGACACGAACATTGTAACAGGATTGAATGGCTTTGTAAGTGGTACAAGCAGTTCTATTGTCTATCCTCTTATCTCACCTGTAGCAAATTGGTACTACGACTCAAGTGGTAGTCAAGCACTACCAAATAACATAGCCTACCATAGCCAAGCAGACTTACACGGAGTATTCTACTACGACCTTAAACCTGCAATTAAGTTGCAGAAGATTATAGATGCGATAGAGGCGAAGTATGGTATAGAGTTTCAAAGCGACTTCTTTGCATCTGCTGACTTTGGCAAGTTATTTATGTGGTGTCATAGGAGAGCAGGGTATATGTTCAAAGACCAACCTAATGGTAGCACTAATGAGATTATAAACTTCACGAGTGCAACAGGCTCTGGATTCAATACTACTACAGACAAGTTTACATTTAGTCAGTCAAGTATGACAGATATGGACTACATAGATGTAGCCGTAACTTCTACTGATAACTATGCTATTTCCTTATATGTTAATGGAGAACTCAATACAAAGAAGGAGGATACAGGGAATGCAACTGTAAGGTTTATAACCAACCCTAACGATGGTGATGTCTTTCAAATTAAGTTCTCACCTATATCAGCTTGGGATGCAAGTGCAATAAACCTAACGGCAGTTACCGCATCGTTTGTTATTGTTCCTATCACTACACCTGTAAACATTGCAACGGCTTCTACTTCAGCTACACAAACCTACACGGCTGATGTAGTCATTAGTGACCAACTGCCAGAGCAGAAGGTAAGCGACTTTATAGGAAGCCTTGTAAGGGCTTTCAACTTGGTTATAGTTCCTGTAGCTAATAACAAATACGACATTGAACCTTTAGACGATTGGTATGCAGAAGGCACTACAAGAGATGTTACGGAATACATTGATACGGAAGAAATCACTATCCGTAAGCCATCGCTCTATCGTAGAATCAATTTTAAGTACAACGAAACAGAAGCAATATTAGGTGAGCAGTTTAGATTGCAGAATGACATTGGCTATGGCGATTTACGAGCCGACTTCACATTTGATGGAGAGGAGTTTAGTGTTGAAGTTGGCTTTGACCATATGCTCTTTGAAAGATTGTCCAACCAAAACGGAGGTGCGTTAACTACAATAAATGTAGGTAAAAGTATCACGAGAGAGATTGAGCCGTATATAGGCTCACCACTTATCTTCTATGTAGCAGGGCAGATACGAGGCACGAGTGAGTTTGCTTATATTGAAATGGATGATGATAAAATCCCAAAGACTGACTTCCACCTTGTGAGTAATGTGAATAGTGATGTAGCAGGAACTGTAACCAAGACCTTGAACTTCGGTACGGAGGTAGACCCTTACCTGTTGCAAGGATTTAGTCAAGGGTTGTATAGCACCTATTGGAAGGACTACATCACGGACTTGTACGACACGAGTAGAAGAACATTTCAGTATAGTGGACAATTGCCTTTAGGCTTGATGTTAGCATTGAAGATAAACGACAAGTTGACGATAGGTGAAAGAAACTACATTATCAACCAAATGAAGTTAAACCTATCTACAGGTGAGACACAAATGGAATTACTCAACGATGTATAGCAAGTTAGGTTATCTTATAAAGGCTCTAAAGGAGACTAACGAGAAGAATGAGGATGTAAGGACTGCCAAAGGCAAGTACCAATACCCTCGTACTCTCATAGAAGCATTAGGCAAATGGCAATAGAGAAGAACATAGTTATAGGTGCAGACCTTTCTGGTCTTGAGCAGAAGTTAGACGAACTCATTGATGCGTTAAAGGCTTCCCAAACTCAAGCCGATAAGACTGCTGATAGCATTAACGAGATTGCCGATACTACTAAAGACATTGGTAAGAGTGCTGAAGATAGCCAAAAGGGTATCAAGGGACTTGGCACAGGCTTCAAGGGTTTAGGTGTAGCTATTAAGGCGGCAGGTATTGGACTTCTTTTAGCTGCTATGGACATACTGAAGGAGTTGTTTGATAACAACCAGAAGACAGTAGACTTCTTTAACACCACATTCAATACTTTACAGGTAGCCTTTAGCGACTTCTCTAAATTCATTAGTGCCAACATAGGAGGCATAGCCGATTTCTTCCAAACGATATTTGAGAATCCTGTAGAGAGCATTAAGGCTTTAGGTGAGGGCATTAAGAACAACATCATTGAACGCTTCCAATCAATGCTTGAGGTATTGGGCTTTGTAGGAGATGCTATGGCAAAGTTCTTTAAAGGAGACTTCAAGGGTGCTTTAGATAGTGTTAAAGCCGCAGGTACAGAGATGGTAGATGTGCTTACAGGTGTAGATGACTCTGCTAAAAAGATTGCAGAGGGTACTACAAAGGCTGC